GTTTGCTGATAATTTATTAAACGCACAAACAACAACAGGAGGAGCGCGAATGCTAGGTGGATTACCAGTAGAAATGATTACAATGCTAGGTTCTAGCGTATTAGGTGGTATTATGTCCATCTGGGGCCAAAGTATAAAAGCAAAACAAGAACAACAAAAGATGTTGTTAGCAAGAGCAGAAACACAAATGAATTTTGTAGATAAAGCTCGTACGTACGAAAATAAAGGCTTTCAGTGGACAAGAAGAATAATAGCTTTATCCGCCGTATTTGCCATAATTATTTGGCCCAAAATCGTGCCCGTATTCTTTGATACATCTGTCTGGCTTACATGGACAGAATTATCAAGAGGATTTTTATTTTTAATTGAACAAAAGGAAGTAGTATTAGATAAAGAGTTTTTTGGTGTTGTAATTACACCTCTTGACACCCACCTTATGTCTGCTATAGTAGGACTATATTTTGGTGGCTCTCTAGTCAAGAAATAATATGATTAAAGTTTTTTTATTATTGGCAGTAATGTCATCGCCCGAGTGGCCTTCCGTTAGAACAACAACGTATTTATACGATACGGAACTTAACTGTAGGCAAGCACAAGTTGATTTTTTAAATTTTTATGAAATGCAGTCTCAAGAATATAAAAATAATATTTTAGCGGATGCATATTGTATTGAATTTGAGAGTTTTCCTATTCCGGGATTAAGTAAAACAAACAGTATTTAGTGTCATTAAAAAGTAGAATCAAAGATGATATAATTGATTGGTCTGTTAACGTATTAGAAAAACCGAATAAACATTTAAATAACTTTCCGGCTTGCCCTTATGCTAAGCAAACCAGATTACAAAATAAACTACATATACAAGTAAATATCGAAACCGCTAATTTCTTTCAAACTATTGAGAAAGAGATAAAGCGGTTTTCTTCGTTAAAGAAAGATATTATTATTGTAGCTGACCCTAACGTAGAAGACGTAACACCATATTGTTTACAATATTTTGTGGATACACGCAATCTACAACTACAACACGATGATATTTATCTTATGTGTTTTCATCCTAGTAGTCCTGCAACAATGGAAGACCAAGCTTTTTTGGCTGACCATGAATGGGATAGTAATACTGTAGAGCCATATATGATGGTTTTTATACAGGAATTAAAAAAGTTACAAGATGCATCTACCCATTTGCAAAAGCAAGGATACTATGATGAATGGCCAAAAGACTACTACAATGAGGTGGTAGGCCCAAGGCAAAAACTTAAACCTAAATTTAGGAGTTCACTATGATGCAAAAGAAAAAAGCCATGATGAGAGGTGGCGGAAAAAAGAAAATGATGAGAGGCGGCGGCATGATGTCTACAATGAAAAAGAAAGATATGATGCGCGGCGGCGGTAAAAAAGTAAAAAAGAGCGCAAAAGTTAAGAAGAAATAACTTTTTGCGTATCTTTTATCATTAAATCAAATACCCCTTTATAGTATTTCAATAGACTTGCTATAACAGGGGTATTTTCATATTCGGGATTCCAATTATCCATTGCGGATTCAAATTCGCCTGCATCTGCCAAGGATTTATCAATTACTATTAGACCTTCTGTTGTTAATTTAACATCAAAACTAGCTATAGTAGTTGATTGAATAGATTGTGACATTTATTTTTTTCCTTTATTACTACTCTTTCTCCCTATTTTAAATTTTTTTGATGGATACTTTTCATTAAATTCTGATATACTCATATTTTTAACATCTAATCTAAACTGTGTTACTTTTTCTTTTTCACGTTTGCGAATAGCTTCCCAACCATCATCTTTTGGAAAAAATATCGCCTCATTTGTTTCACCCGTTACTGGTTTAGGTGGCTCAGAATTTAAACCACTTTCAACAAGAGAAAAAAAATGTTCGTGATTATGATTTATAATTCTACCATCATCAAAAGTAATTTCCCAATCCTTTTTATCAATATCATTTAATTTACGTATTCTAACTATCTTATTATCTGTCATTTTTTTGGTTTCTTAAATTTCCTTCCTACAAAAAATACTATTAAATTTACTACTGTATTGATTGTAACCATAAGTAGTAGCCACGCTTGCCAAAATTGTAAGTCGTTCATTTCTTAAATTCAATTTCCCCCGCAATCGCACTATAACCCGCCATATCAACGTAGGTATCCTTCGTACGTTTTCCTAATTTTGTTCTCGCTATTTTTAATAGTATCATCATAATAGCAACATCATGTGCCGAAATATCTGTTTCTAAATATGTTGACCAAAGATTAGCTATATTTTGATGATTCTTTGATTTTTCTCCATACTCTTTTTCTCTATCTCCTGTAATTATTCTTGTAGCCTCTTCTAATAGTTCTTTCGTAATTTTCATAATTTAAATATCTCCGTTATTGGTATTAAGTATGCTTTTGATTTTTTATAATCTCCCACATTTTTAACTTTATCTTTATGTTTTTCAACTAATTTTTTTAATTTATCTGTTTTAAACCACAGAATACAATGGTCTTCTTTGCCATTTGCTAAAACATGAGCCCAATATGTAGCCTCTGTTTTTGCTATACCACTTGGTTTACCAAATGATTCAAATTCAACTGCTATGTTCCCAGTTTTAAACCACCAATCTCTTTCCGTTTTAACTTCAATAGTCCCTTCCTCAATCATTTTCTTTATTCGTTTTTCACGACCTTGGCCGTATTTTAAATCAATATCAAATTTTGTATTTTTCATTTAATGTTTTTTTCCAATGTTTATTTTTTTAAAAAGAGAATCTAAATCTGATGGTTCAAGATTCATACCACTTTCTTGTGCGCTTACCACCTTATCAACTACAGCCATTTGACCTAATGATATAAGCCTATCCATATCGTGTTGTAATACCTCTAATATTCCTTTCATTACATAAAAAACGGGATGTATATTTTTTGTTGATTCCGTTGTATCATACGCAATAACATCAAAACTACCTTCTTCATCATTGTTTGGTTTAAAAACCATATAAAATCTATCGGGTAGTAGACCTAATTCTTCTGAATTATCTCGAGACAAAATAGGAAATGTTTTTTTTATTTCAGCCATTCTTTAGGAACTTTCTTTTCACACCACATAATATTATGTTTTGTACACCATGCACCATACGTTGTTTTACTACCTTTGTAAATCTTATTCTTTGCATTAAGAAATAGTATACGAACATCTACTTTTTTATGTTGTTTTTTAATAAGTAAATGTTTTTTTCTATCAGCCTTATCAAATAATCCTTTGACCTCAATAAAAAATTTATACTTGGTAAGATAAAAGTCCGGCATATAAACCCTAGGGTCTGGTATATACTTGAATTTATGTTTTTCATATTCATAATGTATTCCTTCTTTTATTAACCATGATGCAAAACTTATTTCAGCTTTTGACCTAAACCTCACAGCAGTGTCTTTAATCTATATTTGCTTATAGTAGCTAAATGATTCTTAAATAAAAAGAAAGTCTCACGCGCATTTTTATCCAATTCATCCAATACCATTGTAGTATCATCTTCCGGGAAAACAATTAGTTTACCCTGCTTAATAGCCGTAATTAAACCAGTAAAACGAGAATCAACTTCATGCTTTCTACGTTTCATATTTTCATCACGCCAATACCCATCTTTATCTTGATTATCTCTATAAAAAATAACATGGCATTTTGGATTTTGTCTCATCCACCCTATGTTTTTTCTTTCATTATTTAAATCATCATAATAAATCCAAATAGCATTATCGTCATTTAATTCAACATCTGCTTGCCTTATATCTGCTAACCAAAGAACATTCATTTGCTTTTACCTCCTCGCATGTAATGTTTTTCTGGACGATAACTCCGCCGTTTTCGCCAAGCCCAATTATTAATTTTACCAGAAATACGTTCAATAAGTATTATTAATTTTTCAATCATATATCCTCTATATCTGCTGTTTTTAATTTACTATACCAAGTCATTGGACGAACCTTGGCTCTTGAAGTAACCTTTTGATGTAATTCTGCGTTAGGCCAACAATGTTTTTTATATCCACAAAACCCACACATAGATGGTAATACTTTATTACCTGTTTCTTTTATCATCCCCTTATCTTTTCCAATTCTAGCACGATATGTTTCTTTTACATCTTCAAAACCTTTTTTAAATGGTGTGTCTGTTGTAAGCTTTTTAATTTTTGCTGATACACGTTTAACAGATTCTTTTCTTTCATCTTCTTGACCAGTAGGAGCCTCACATACAGAAAATTCCCCTGTCACTTTGTTAACAGCAATCCACCCACCAAAATTAGAATTATCTGCCATCGAATACATTAACCCTTGGTCAATATATCCAAAAGCGTCATCTTGTTTTATTTTTTCGTATCCACCATATTCTCCAAATTTATTACTAAAACTAGCCGGACTTGCCGATTTAATATCCCAAATTTTATCATCTATTTTAATATCGTATGTACCTTCTAAATCTATATCCGCTATATTTAATTTTACACCTTGTTGTGTTTTTGATATATCAATACCTGCCCCACGTAAGATAGCAATAGCCATTGCTTCAATTAAATCCCCCAATAAAAATTTTACAATTGCATTATATTCTGTCTCGTATTCAACACCTTTTTTACCAAGCTGTTGTTGACATAATGGCTTTCCAACCTCTGACATTCGTAATCGCCATTGTCTTTTACCGCTATTAAATTGTTTCTCAATAGCTTTACCACAAGATTCTTTAAACTCCTCTATAACAGAAGAGGGAAGACTAGCTTCCCCCTTCGATGCGTCATACAAAAAATTTTCGACTAACGTCTTAATCATGCCGGCTGTGCCTCAATATCGATAGCTAGGGAGTGGTCGCCATCATTTGGTTTAAGTTTTACAGCCTCACGATGTTTTTCCATGACACTTTCATTTACCGCTTGAACAGTATCGGCAAATTCTTTTAACAATACTTTATCATCATTGGATATTGTATCTACACTAGTTTTTACTGTAGGTTCAACAATGAAAAAAGTATTACCTGTTGTTTTTTGTTTTTTCGTAGCCAATGATAATACTGTTCTTATCATTGGTTTCTTTTGCCTAGCTAAATTATTAATTACCTTTTGGAAAGGAATATAATTTACGCCTTTAGCATAAAATACACATGGATGATTTTCAATTGGTTCAAATGGTGAATCATCAGCGTATTTACCCTCTAAAATACTAGCAGTACCATAAATGACTTGATTACATTTAACTTGATTGCTAAGTATTTTTTTAGGGTCAGTGTCGTTAAGTTCAGCCAATTCATCTTTTGTTAGTTTGCCACATTTGTAGCCCCCTTGAACATCAGGGAATTGGTCACTTAAACTTGGTCTTTGGACAGAGCCCACAAATGTATCCTCTGCATTATCCCAATAACTATAACTAAACACACGCATAAACATTCTAAAATCAACTGTTTTTGCATATGCTGTTTTCTCCCCTACACGTAATGAAAACCAACCTCTCGGTAGTGGCTTATCATTATCGTCTTCAGCTTGATAATTTATTGATAGTCTTGATAATACAGAAGGTGAGTCTCCGCCAATGGCTATACCTTGACCTGTTAACTGCATTAGTTGTTCATCAGTAATAGAGTCAAAGTTTTCTGGAATGGCAATTGCCATGTTTTCATTATTAGTCATCGGTTTTATATACCTCCTCGGTTTCTAACCAGTTGTTTCCCATTTTCAATTCAATACCGATAGGCATATCATATTCAACACCATATCTTCTTATCGTTTCTTGCGGTAAGATTAACATAGCATCTTTCAATGTTTCTATCGCTGTATCCTCTTCATTGGGATATACGTCTAATACAATACTATCATGTACTGTGTTACAAATAATAGTTTTTAATTTGCGATTTGTCAACAATTTTTTTAAATAAATTAATGCAATCGGCAATAAATCTGCTGTTGCAAAACCCTGTACCGGATAGTTCTTAATAGCAGTAGCATTTGATACAGAACCACTAGGCATTCTCTCGGTATTTGGAAAATAATACATTCTCCCGGAAGGTAGAACAATGTGCCGTGTTTCTAATGCTTGATTAATTAAGTCTCTATGCCAACGCGTTACACCAGAATATTTTTCTTTAAATGCCCTATAGTATTGCATCTGTTTTGGTGTACCTAATACACCTCCGTATAGCGGTTTAAAAGTATCTGACTTAGCAACTTGACGTGATACACCAAGTATTTTTGCTGTAAAGCTATGCACATCTACTTTGTTTTTTACATCAGCGTATATTTGTTCATCATCCGATAAAAATCCGGCAACACGAAATTCTAATTGAGAATAGTCACCTTCTAATATCTTACCCCCTTCCCAACGCGATACAATACACTTACGAACAGGAAACGTACCACCCCGTGGCATGTTTTGGAAGTTTGGATTGCGTGAACTAAGCCTTCCTGTTGATGTTACACACTGCATATACTGTGGATGAATAAAATTATTTTCATCTTTACTTCTTTGAATACCATCAACGAATGTCCTTAGATATGTTCTTATTGCAGAATAACGTACATACTTTTCTAAAAATTCTCGTTGGCTTGGATTAATAGATGTAATAAATTCTTCTAATGTTGTTTTATCTGTTTTAAATCCTGTGGCTGATGTATCTACAGAGTTACGCGGTACTAAGCGTAAACCGGCACGCTCTTTTGTGTTAGTAAATAGCCGACCTTTTGCAGTACATGTTTTACAATTTCTTTTTACTTTACTGTATGTACCATCTTTTTTCTTATAATGATATTTACCTGTGCCTTCACAGTTGTGACACAGTTTTGACACAGTTTTAAACACAGGTCTAGCGAGGGCATTTACGGCATGATAGAAATCATTAATATCGTCATAATTTGTTTTTCGTTTTTTCTTCTTTGTATTGCCACGTAATTCATAACCAATATTAAATTCTTTAGCCCATTCCTTTTTGTCAACAACACTCATAGAAAAAAATAATACTGACCTATCATCTGGTGAGTCTAAATTAATTGGTGTATCGCCCATTAATTCACTAGTTTTTTTAGTCAAAAAAGCCTGTAAATCAGCCAATTCTTGGTTGTATTGTTCCCTAATATCGGAAAGTGCTTTGTCATCAATTTTAATTCCATTATATTCAATGTCAGCAAGAACTCTGGTAAGTTCCATACTTAATTGTAATGTCGGTACTAAATTTGCCATAAGTCCTCAAATTCTAAATTCATTTTATCCATTTGTTTTTTTGCTAATTGCCATGTAACTTCAATATCTTGTATACCATATTTTTCTACAATGGGCCATGGTATGTGCTCAAAAGAAACTTTTCTTTTCATGTATGGGTCAATTAATTCTGTAGCTTTTAAATCTACACTTCGTCTTTTACAACTATCTTCTAAACTAAAAGTTCTTTTTAGTCCTTTCGCTAATAAATATTCTACAACCATCGTATCATGTAGAATACCATTGAAAGTAAATCCACAACTTACTAGCCAATTGTAATCAAATTTTATGTTATGTCCAATAAGGACATCTGTTTTATCTAGTGCTTGTTGTAAAATTTGTTTGCCATTTTCTGTTGGTTCTTTTTCGGTATGATAAAAACATAAATATTGGCAAGGCTCTTCCATTATTTTGTAACCTACAGAAACTAACATATCACCTTCAAATGGACTTGATACTGTTCCATTATCTTTTTCATGATATGTCGTCTCAACATCTAATGTTGTTATAATCATTCAAATACTCCCCTTTCAATATCAATTGATGAATAAATATTTCCGTGCCAACCATTTAATTTATTTTTACTTGTATGTAAAGTTCTAGCGTTATCCCCTTCTCCTCTACCAATACCTAAAATAATGTCGGCCTCGCCGGCCTTACCGGTACGTGAATTATCTAAGTGTTCATAACTAACTTCATGTAAGTTTTGCGCTTCATAGCTAGCTTGGGATACAGCCCACACTAAACAATTATGTCGTTTTGCTATTTCTCTTGTTCGAACATAAACTTCTTTTAACTTTTCATCCGTACGATTAAATGAACCATTGATATGCACTTTATCTAATTGGTCAATAAACATTACATCTGGATTATATAATCTAGCATAATTATCAATCTCATCAATGTGTGTACCTACACTATCAAAAACAGTAAGATAATCTTTTATTTCCGCGTGGTATCGCGGTCTAAAATAATCTAATCTATTTGCTACTTCTTGTTTTGATACTTCAAAATGTGATTGTATTATTCTTGTTTTAATACGGACAGCCGGCTCTTCATTAGCCCAGTATGTTACTTTCTTTTTTTGTTGTATATACCCGGACGCTAAAAAGCTAGAAAATGTCGTCTTACCCATTTCTGGTCTAGCTAGTAGAATACAAAAGTGTCCCCGGGATAAAGCAGTAATTCTAGTTTGTAATGACTCTAATCTAAAATTAAATTCTCCTTTATCAACGGAACCATCAAATAGCTCATCAATGTCAGCTTTTATTTCAAAATAACTATCAGCATCAATTAATTCTTGTTCATTTATTCTTTCTACCATATTTTTTAAACCAGTAATTGCTTCTGGTTTTTCATGGCCATTGAATATATCAACTGCTAATTCACCAACTTCTTTTGCTTTACTTCTAATCCAAAAGTTTTTTATGATGTCAATATTTAGTTCCGCATTGAGATTAGTTTCGGGTATAGTATCAATAACTTTACAGATATTATCATAACTTGATTTAGGTGTAGCCGGATAAAGGTCAGCATGCATAACCTTTAAATCATTATTTGTTAATAATTGTTCTGGATGTTTTTCATGTGTTCTTGAAATTAAAGTATATATGATATTTAGATTGCTATTAAATGCAGACTTATCAATAAATCTTTTTACTTTATTCCAATTCTCGTAGCTTTTACAAATGCTTAGAACTTGTATTGGTATCATTCACCCACCCCCATGCTTTTTTATTTACTTTATCTACCAAATTTTTAATATCATCATAATCCATATTCTTTATGTCATCTTCTAAAATTAAAAATTTTGTATTCATCACTAAATTTAATTCATCACAAATTGCTGTTGCTTTTTGTGTAGCGTCCCTATCAAGGGCAACACCAACTCTATCATATTGTTTTATCAAATCAATATGTTTTTGTAAAAGGCTTGTTCCAAGTAAAGCTATGCCCGTAGCAAATCGGGATAATGCACATGCACTTGCACAATCTTCAACAATAATTGCTGTTTTGCTTGTACCACAAATAAAAGGATATCTACTTTTACCATAGCGATACCACTTAGGTTTCATACCATTTATAGAACGGCCAACAGCATCAACTATATTTCCATTTTCATCTTTAACTAAAAAAACTGTTCTTGCTAAATTTTTATCATAACGAATGTCAGCTAATCCTAAATTCATAGCGTCATAACTCTTTGATTTCCTTAGATAATTTATACTATCTACATTAAATTTTGCATTTTCCCAATTGGGTGGGACAAAAAACTTTTCTTCTTCTTTTTCTGTAATTATTTTTTCTTTTCTTTTAAAAACTTCTTTTGATAATTTTTCTCTCGATACTCCCCTAGTATTACAATCGGCATGAAAACAATTGTATAAAACATTATTACCATCATGAAAAGCAGAGAAAGTATTCCTATTAAAACATATAGGGCAATCAATTCTAATTGAAGTATTAGGTTTGAGATTAAGTTTTTCAAATAGTTCTTTCATATTACTCCCTTTTTATTTTCTTCTATATAAATTTTTTTTCATGTCAACTAAATTTTTTTATTGACAAGTATTTTTTTATCAATAAAAAGGGGGAACCCCCCACCCCCTATAGGGGAATAGCCGACCAATTATTATAAGGGAGTAAATTATGCAAGATAAAAAATTATTGTTACATGTACCCACGGAAATGAAAAAGTGGGCTGATAAAATGTATGATGCTGAATTTGAAGGTAAAATGCGTAGTTATCATGAATATAGAAGTTTATATTTGCATTATAAAGAGTTAAATGATAGGGGAGTAGAATATGAGCCAACCTTTTGAATGGACTAAAGAAAATTATCAAAAAGCTTTAGAGTTGTCTAAAACAAAAATGACAATGACTGAAATTGGTAAAGTGTTGGGTACTACAAAAAATGCTGTACTAGGTAAACTACACCGAGAAAAAAAGAAAAATGGATATAAAAACAAGCAAAACAAACAAACCCGGGGCCCTAGTCATAACTATTATTTTAAAACAATAGGCACTGGAACTTGTATGCTATGTTATAAAAAGTTTGAGATACAAAGTAAGTTTGATAGGTTTTGTATGTCATGTAAAAAAACTGATTTTTATAGGAGTGGATAATGAAAGAAAGAACTGAATATTACAAAGAGTTAACAATAATGGAACCTCACAAACGAAATTCTCGTGATAAAGATTATATGAGAGGAAAAGCTAACGCATTTTTATTTAGTCTAAATGCTTTAACACTTTCTGATGAAGATAATCCTATTGATTTGTTAAATTATGTAGAAAAATACATTAAGAATGAATTAAAAAAAATAGGTATTGTACCTCATCCGTTACAAAAATTAAATTTTAAAAAATTGGGAGTAAATAATGAAAATAGAAGTTAAAACAGAGGATTGTGTTTATATTACTATCAATGGATATGTTTATTATATTGATGACTCAACCGGGGAAAGGATAATGAAAAAATGGAAAGAAAAGAAGTAAACAAAAGACTATACGAATTAAAAGTAGATGTTCTTGAAACTAGAATTTATCATGTTCATGCAGAAGATGAATCCGAATTAAATGATTTATGGATGAATGGTAAAGCATGTAGAGGTGAACCCGCTAGAATAGATTATGTCAGACAAAGTAAAAGAAATTGGAAAATGATTAAAAATAAAGAGAATGTCAAAACAAATTAAATTACCAAAGTATGTTACTATTGGGGCCTACAAAGTAGAACTTGTTAAAATAGCCCATGAAATAGCATATGAGAGTTCAGATTATCAAGGAAGTTTTGTCAGTAATCCACCCTTAAAAATATTTTTAGATGAAGATATAATTAATAGTGGGGGTATGGACGCGGTTAATTTAATTTTACATGAACTTTGTCATGTTGGTTTTTATCAATACGGAATGAAAGATAAAGATGAAGAGCATATTGTAAATAGTTATGGAAATTTTTTAACAGAGGTGCTAATGAGAAGTGAAATAAAGGATTGGTTAGTATGGCAGATAAAAAATGCATGAAGTGTGAAAATAAGTTAGCTACCATAAGGTATAAAGATACTAAGTGGTATTGTACTTTATGTTATATAAAATTATTTCATGATGTGGATAACTTTGCAAAAAATTTATTGACAGCAAAAATAAGGAGTTTAAAAGAGATAGTGTTTAGTGAAAGCTAAACGCTTGGGTGGTTGTTCTCGACAACACAAAAAACGGGAAACATGTTTAGGAGTGGGCATGGTAGTTATATCTGTAAGTCCTTTTCCTAACAAACTTAAATTTATGAGAGCAGTAGGTTATTGCTGTAATAAGGATATCGCCCTACTGCTCCTGTAAGTTTAAGAGTTTTGGGTGTATGAGAGTAATACTAGTTACACATACTTAATTTGTGGTTAAAATCAGTTGCGATACTCAACCACAGCCTAAAAATATAAGTAGTAGGTTTTTGCTGTAATAAAGATATCGCCCTACTACTTCATTTTTAATCAGAATAAGTCTGGTTAGGAAAGAAGGACATAATATGTAGTATCGCCGTATTTCATATAATCCTTCTAATATTATGGTAGATATTGTTTTATAAATGGTGTCTACCATAATTAATAAGGGAGAAAATAAAAATGTCAGATAATGATTGGAATTTAATTGACGCGGACTTGTCAAAATATTCAAACACAAAATTTAGAGCGGGTGGTCGGCTATACTTTATAAAGCCCGGCAGAAAAAATGTCAGCGTTTATGAATTGTCAGTAAGAAAAAATGTCAGCCTCAGAATGTCAGCCTTACCTAAATTTTTTATTGATGAAGCCGATAAACTTCAAGAATCTATCTTAAATAAATATCCTAACACATTGAAAAATATATATAAAACTTTTATGTTATTTAAACAAAAAACAAATATTGAAAAAAATATATTAGATACCCTAAAAAAATATAAAAAATAATATTTGATTATTTTATTAATAATGTTTAACTAGCTTTATTAATTTTAAACAAGGGAGTTTTAAAAATGGAATTAATAAAAGGTAGTATACCTCATCACATACAAAAAATTGTAGGTAATCAAGGAATATTTTACATGGAGTTTTTGAAAAAAGACAAAAGACTTCATGTTATAAAAAAATATAATGATGGTTCAGAGTCGCAAATATTAAATCCCGATTATGGTAAAAACACAATTTTACGAAAAGGCAATTTTAGGTTAGGCGTTACAAAATTTTTAAAAGGTAAAAAGCGGACTACTGACCCCAACGCCTATTTAATAGCTTATGACATGAATAAAAAAGGCTATAGAAATATTTTATATAATAATATTCAAAAAATTGTAGCTAATAAAAAAGCATATGAAATAAAAGTGATTGATACAAAACATTTTAGACTTGGTTTAATTAGTGAAGGTAAAAAAAATGATTAAAGGTAATGCAAAACTTCGAGAATATACGACTATTTATCAAAAAAATGTATATACTATAAATTCACTTAAAGATTATGAAAGTTACGGCCATAAATTGCTTAAACAATCTAATAATAAAAAATTAGGAAAAGTTGTTAAAAAGGGCAAGTATAAAGGCCGGGCGCTTATTTCATTGAGTCTAGTTGAACGTGAGATGGGTTGCCCGCGGTCTTGTCATCATTGGGACAGTTGCTATGGTAATAATATGCCATTTGCTCATAGATTTAGAACTGATGATGGTATATTATTCTGTTCAATATTAAAAAATGAAATACTTCATTTACTTAAAAAACATAAAACCGGTATTCATATTCGGTTGCATGTATTAGGCGATTTTTTCAGTAATTATTATATCGATTTTTGGCGGTCTATTTTATTTAATAATGAAAAAGTGAGTATTTATGGATATACAGCGCATAAGCCAACAAGCGAACTGGGTAAACAAATTAAACACGTAATTAATAAAATGAGTTTTGAGCGGTTCGCTATTCGTTTTAGTAATTCTAATGTTAATTTGTCGGCTAATAGCACAGAATATAAACCCCGGGTAATAGGTCAATTAAAGGGCCTTATATGCCCCGAACAAGATAATAAGGTTGATAGTTGCTCAAATTGTGCGCTTTGTTGGAATGATAAGGCGCAACAAATCCTATTTAAAACGCATTAATTACTATGATACAATTTAAACTTAAATTTAGTAAAAATACCCTTTTAAAACATGGGTATAGTTTAAATAATAATATTATTTCATTTACCCTAAATAATGGCCATTTATTAAAATTAGAAATAGATAGTATTAATAATATGGAAGTGAAAAAAATTATTGTAAATAAACAAAGTAATGATAAAAAGGGGGTAGCGCAATAATGCGCTATTTTAAACTTTTAAAAAGGGAGTTTTATTATGACAACTATAATTCATAATGACATTAATAACTTGGATGCTTTTAAACTTGATATAAAAGAAGTTTGGGAGCCTACAATTGAAACTAAATTCGGGCCGGTAAAATTAGAGGGTCAGAAAATATTGTTTGAAAAAAATTCTTTAGCGCCCTTGGGTCGCTCAAGGTCTAAACAATATAAATTAATTGACCCTAAAAAGCTTTTTTCCTCTCACGCTAAAAAACTTATTTCTGATAATAAAATCAATATGAATAATATTGAAGTTCATGATAGTATTTTTGAAGGCGGGAAAAAACAGAAAAGAAGTATTATTTTTAAAGATTATTCTATTAAAGATAACAGCGGGTCAACTGTTTTTATGCGCTCCGATACTTATAACAGCGTTGATATGTCCTGGATGTTTCAAAACCATACTGGAGCATTTAGGGATAGTTGCGCCAATGGTTGCGTTTTTGGGGGTCAACGACTCTATCACACTAAGCAAAAACACACTTTAAATTTAAATATACCTAGTATTTTAAAGCAAGTTTCAGAGACTCTCGAGATTTGGGCTAATAATAAAGATACCATGAAAAAATACATGGATATTAAAATGGATTATAAACAGGTAGCTTTTTTATTATGTGAAACAATTTGTAAAAAAATTAATTCGCTTTCAAAATATGGTATTCAAGAAAAAGTTTCAGTAAATAAAAAATTATTGGAATATTTTTTAAATAAATTTGATGAGCAACAAGGCGCTTTAGGTGATACAGTTTGGAATTTTTACAATTGTCTAACTTATTATTCAAGTCATATAAATGATACATTTACAAGAATTGATGATAGGGGAATTGAAAAAGAAATTAAAATGACTCGCGCCGGTTCTAATGTACATACGGCGCAAGTAAAACGCGAAGAAAAAGTTAGGGATTTATTAAACGATAAACTTTTCATTGCGTTTATTGATGGTAAAGGGCTTAATATTCCTATGGGTTGGAGTATTGAAAAACATATAAATTGAGGGGGTATACATCGAGGAATTTATTTTAATGATTTCAAAATTTATAACTATTTTTATTATAGTAAGTATTTTTTTACTATTATTTTAATCAATGGCCGGGCCCCCAATAAAGGGGGCCTTGTAAATTATGGGAGTTACCAAAAAAATGTTTAAAGAAAATGAAATTATAAAATCGGCTAATTTAACAACTAATATAATACAAGGTTTATTATTACTCATGGAAAAGAAAAACCTTATTACAGCTGAAGAAATGGTTGATTTATTGGCGGGTAGCGTGGAGTTAACCGCGCAACAACAAAACCAAGAAAAGGAGCAAGAAAAAGCGGAACTATTAAAAGAATTTGAAGGGGTTAATAAATGGAATTAGTTTTAACAATATTTATTTTATATTTGGTTTTGTAATTATGGTATTTGATATAATTACATATATGCTTTTAGCTTGTATTGGTGTTTTTATTATAGCCTTTTTTTACAAGTAAGATTTATTTATATAATACCCGGGGCCCCTTTATGGGGCCTTTTTTATTACAGCTGTTA